GCGGTGACATTGGTAGCGCTAAGGAAATCTCCTCCAAGGACGTTATCGTTTACAATCAGGACGCCCGTTCAGGCGGAATCGGCAAGGCAACCATTGTGGAGGGTCTGATTGCCGAGTGTGTTGTGAGCTGTAAGCAGTCCCTAGATGTTGTCTATTACAACCAGACAGACATGAGCATCGAGGACGCACTCATCTCGTCGTTCAAACTCATCGGTATGGAGTTGATGAACCTTGTCGCCATGCTGTCGGGCTACCATGACGCAGCGCTCCGACCTAAGCACCGCGCCTGCCGCCAGATTGTGGTGAATATGCTAGAGCGTATGCAGTCCAACGACATCCAAGAGGATGCCGAGCCGGAAGACCTTGAGCTTTTTGCTAAAGATGCCGTCCGCTTCTTTGAGTGCATGCACGTGTGTATGCTTGAAGAGACAGACCGTAAGAAGCGACACCGCTACAAGAAGAGGTTTCTGGATGCCTGAAGCACCCGTGCATTACCCTGAGCCTGAGGACATCATCCTTACCACCCAGGAGAGGGCGATGAAGAAGCGCATGCTTCGCGTCCTTGAGGCTCTTGAGGCTGGCCACAGCCGCCAGTCAGCGGCATCCATGGCTAATGTTTCGCCTCACACGGTAAAAACATGGGCTCGCAAGGGTCAGAAAAACCTAACGCACTCTCTTTATCCGTGGTTTTACCATGAGATCAGCCGTTCAGAGGGTGTTGGTGAGTCTCTCTTTGCAGACATTGTTATCCGAGAGGCTACCGAGAAGCACAACTGGCGCGCTGCGATGTTCGTGTTGCAGAAGCGATACAAGTGGAACGATAGGCCAGAGATGGATGATGAAGTCCAGAGAGAGCAGCAGAGGGCTCAGCTTGCCAAGACTAAGGCCGACACGGTCTACGTTGAGGCCCGCACCACCAAGCTCAAGGAGGACAGTGAAGAGATTGTCCTTGACCGTCTGCGCGATATCTTGAACGAGGTCCGCGAAGAGGTGAAGCCGAGTGTCAAGGAAGAGCAAGTCAACTGAGGATGAGTTGCGGCGGTGTGCCGCTGACTTCCGTTACTTCTGTCGACACCTCAGGATTGTTGACAAGAAGGCGAAGCTCATCCCGTTCAAGCTGAACGCTGCCCAGGAGACGCTCGTTTCCTCCATCGAGGACAACCCATGGGTGTTTGACCTCAAGGCTCGTCAAATGGGCGGCACTACGGGTATCGCTGCGTATGCGTTCTGGCATGCTTGCTTCAGGCCCAACTTCCGCGTTGGCGTCATGGCTCAGAGCCGGGAGTCTGCCGAGCAGATTTTCGAGATCTACAAACGCTTTTACGACAACCTCCCACAGTGGCTTCAGTTTCCTACCGATAAGTCCAATGTGCGGGAGATGTCCTTCTTCCATGGCGGCATGATTCGAGTTTTCACCGCCAACACGCAGAGTGCTCGTGGCACTACCTATAACTTCCTTCATTGCTCTGAGTTCGCCTTTTATTCGGATGTTGAGAACACTGTACGCGCTGTCTTCCAGACAGCCACGCCAGACGCTATTGTTGTCATGGAGACCACAGCCAACGGCTTGAACCATGCTCATCAGTTGTGGACTGACAAGAATGGCTACAGCAAGGTCTTCCTGCCATGGATGCTCTCTGAAGAATACCAGCTAAAGGAACGCCCTGATGCGTTCCGTGGCAAGATGACAAAGTGGCATGACTACGCCAAAGAACACAAGCTGACCAAGTACCAGTTGTGGTGGGCGTTTGATACCTATCGAACCAAGTGCGGAAACAACTGGCAGACGTTTCATCAGGAGTACCCGGCTACCGCTGAGGTGGCGTTCATCACATCAGGTGAGCGGTACTTTGATGTTATCTACCCGCACGCCAAGGCGTCTACGGGGTACAGGGAATATGCTAAACCGCAGAAGTATCATGTATATGCAATGGGCGTTGACACTGCTTCGGGCTCGCCGTCTGGGGACTTTTCTACGTTCTGCGTCATGGACATTACAAACAAGGAGAAACCCAAGTGCGTCAGCACCTACTACGTCAGAGTCTCACCAAGCGAGTTTGCAGCAAGAGTCCTAGAGGAGGCGAAGAAGTGGGACGCCTTGGTTGTGGCGGAGTCAAACTCCTACGGACTAAGCATCATCGAGCACCTCATCGGAGAGGGTTACGCAAACCTCTACAGGCGCACCAAGTTCGATAAGATGGCCAAGCGGTGGAAGGAAGAGCTTGGCTTCGTGACCACCGTCGCCACTCGCCCCGTCATCCTAGCCAACCTGCATAAGGCTTTGTCTGCTGGTAGCTTGGTTGTTAACGATGACCGCATGAAAGCAGAGATGAACACTTTTGTTTACGGCAAGGGTGGCAAGCCCCAGGCAGACAGCGGAAAGCACGACGACATGGTGTTTGCGTGGGCTCTGGCGTTGGCTGGAGTGGGCCAGATAGACGCCGTTAAGCAGGAAAAGTTGTCAACTAGACCTACCAGTTTGCGCGAACTCTTGGCATATGAGCACGCAACGGGTAAGGTCTTCCAAGAAGAGTGGGTAGCTAGTGATGAAGAATCATTAGACATTCTCTCTCAAAATGAACTCGCGCAAAAGCGCGTCAACCCCGCCAAGATTCCACGGCGTTAAAAGGAGCTAGAGATGGGTTTGCTAAGCGAAGAGAAAGCACAGGAGCTAACTGAGAAGCTGGAGCTTGGATTCTCCGGGCAGAGTGAACCTGCGTCCGTGACCGAGGACGTTAAGCCAGAGGTCGAGGCTGCACCCGCAGCCGAAGAGGTGGCTGAAGCCCAGCCTGAGACACCGGAAGTTCCGGCTGATCAGAATGAGGTAGAGGCCCAAACCGGCGAGAGCGAGGCGAAGACAGAGGCTAAGTCAGACAGCGGCGCTGACGAGGACGACTCTTTGCCACCGGGCCACCGCGTACCGTATAAGCGGTTTAAGAACGTACTGGAAGCGCGTAACAAGTATCGCAGCGAAGCTGAGGATGCTGCATCGCAGGCCCAGTTGTTCAGACAGCAGGTAGAGGCAATGCGCAACGAAGTTGCGATGATGCGGAATCTGCAACCAGCCAAGCCGGTAGAGAATGAAGCAGAGGTCTCCGACGAACTCGATAGGCTACTGAATGGCAACCCAGACCTTCCCAAGGAAGTGAAGGATAAGATCGCCATGATGGAGGCTCGCCTGCACCAGCAGGAGGTCCACGCTGAGCGTGTTCGTCTTCGGCAAGAGGTCGCCGATGTCACCGATAGGTATGACAAGAGCCTCACTACAGACCTACAGCAAGTTCTCTACAGTGCCGTGCAGCGTGATCCGAATGTAGACTTAGGTAATGTGGCAGAGCAGTACACGACGTGGGTCGCTAAGCGCGAAGAAGAGGCGATTGCTCGGTATCTTGAGAAGAACCCCGGTGCATCTGTTGCAGAGGCCGAGACTCAGGCTACCGAGGCGTCGTCAGGTGTTCCTTCACGCCCAAAGCGTGCAGGGACGGGAGCGTCAAGTGTTGCTCGGACCGCTGACCGCAAGTCTTACGGGACGATCAAGGAGGGCACAGAAGCCCTCTTCAAAGCCATGGAACGTGGCGATATCAAACTCTTCGGTTAGGGAGAAATAGAAAATGGCAGCTACAATTGGAACGGCGGCAGATCCAGGGACACTCGGTCCCATTCTTAAAGATTACTACATCGGTCCTCTACAGGAGCAATTAAACAACGAGGTCATGGTCCTCCAGATGTTCGAGAAGGCCAAGATCTCCTGGGCTGGTCGGCAGGGTATTGTGCCTGTGCATGTTGGCCGGAACACTGGCGTTGGCTTCCGTGGCGAAAACGCTGACTGGTCAACTGGCACTACCGCGCTTACGGCTGGCACACAGACCACCAAGCGCTTGAGCTTCGAGGCTGCGTACCTTTACGGTCGCTTCGAGGTGACTGGTCCCGCGATTGCTTCGGCAGCCAAGGGCGGCACCGCGAGCTTCATCGGAGCGCTTGAGCTTGAGATGGATAAGCTCAAAGAGGATATCCGCAATCAGGCTGATGTCAGCGCGATTAGCGGTGGCCGTGTTGTTGGCTTCCTCAACCAGCGGAAGGCTGGTCTTGCAGACGCGGACTGGGAGTTCCGTGGAAACTTTGCGAAGCTCATTCAGGCTTGCGCGGCCAAGGGTGGCGTGGGTAACCCTCCTCAAAATGTTGACATCGCCGCCGTTGACTGCTCGAACTTCACCCTCACAGGCGAGGCCGTTACTTACGAGTTCATCACTACCGTAGCGAGCGTTAATGCGGCTCAGATCAATCCGGCTGCCGGGACCATTCAGCTTACGGGTGCGTTGGACACCTCAGGTGTTGCGGATGGGTTTGGCGTTGCTTTGGTTATCAAGGAGGAGATTCCCGCTTTGGCGTATCTCGACCAAGAGCCAACCGGCATCTACGGCAACCTTGGCTACGTGAGCCTCTTTGGTGTCGATCGTGGGTCTGATGCCGGTGACGCAATGGAGCTTCAGTCGGTTATCCACACTGTGAGCACTGACGGTGATGGAGACGCTGAGGAACTCACCCTTGCCCGCATGCAGGAGACGATTGACGCTATTAATATTACTAGCGGCATGTCTCCCGATGTCATCTTGATGAACCCCATTGACCGAGCCAAGTACATTTCTTTGCTCAACGGCATCGTCCAGATGAACCCGCAAGGGAGCGCGCAGTCTGGTGATGGTGGCTTCCTGGGCCTCGCCTACGCTGGCATCCCGATTAAGGCGGCTCGTCACGTTGACCGTAGCCTCATGCTCTTCCTCAACACGAAGTGCTGGAAGCTCGCAGTCCTTGAGGATGGCAAGTTTGCCGATCTCGATGGCTCGGTGCTCTCCCGCGTGAGTGGCAAGGATAGCTTCGAGGGCTTCTACAAGTGGTACTACAACCACTACTGCTACCGACCGAACGCGAACGGTGTCCTCACCGGCCTCCTGTACTAGGTGTAGCATGACTGTTCTCCACGACATTCTACTTGTCCTCCTCCTTGCAGGTGGGGTGTTCGTGGAGGTACAGTTGGCTAGGTTTCTGGCCACGCTGAGGCGGGTGAAGGAGGCGGAA